GTACTTGACCGCCGACGGGTCCTGCACAACGGAGTCGTGCCGGCTGAACCCGAAGAACCCGACCTGCAGGTAGTCGGCGTACCGCTCGGTCAGGCGGGCGAGCGTGGCGCCCGAGACGTTGCGGACGACGAACGCGGCCCGGAAGTCGCCGAACGCCAGGGGCTTGCTCGACGCGGCGAGCGTGTCCTGGTAGTTGTTCACGAAATACGGCTTCCCGTTCACCGTGTCGGGCGCGCCGAACGCCAGGCCGGGCGACCACAGCGGGCGGCCCTCGTTGTCCTTCATCTTGCGGATGAAGGCGAGCACGAGGTCGTGCAGCGCGTAACGGCCGTTCGCCCGGTAGGCGATGTCGACCGAGTGCTCGAGGTCGACCATCTCCTCCCACGTGAACGACACGTCGTCGGCGGCCGTCGTGCCCAGCGTGGCGCCGGCCATGTAGCCCTGCGGCTGGTTGGTGCCGGTGCCGACGGTGTAGTGCCGGTTCGTGATCCGGCCCAGGCGCTCGCCGCACTTGCGGGCGACGAACGACTCGATGTCGATGCCGGAGTCCTGCAGCAGCTGAAGGGACACGAGGATCAGCTTCGACGTGTACATGTACGCGTCGAGGTCGGCCGTGCCGAAGGTCAGATCCTGACCGGTGATCTGGGCGTTCTCCCCGAGGATGGCGCCCTCGTTCGACGTGTCGTCGTTCGTCGGCCACGGGATCTTCTCGCCGGCCGACGTGTTCAGCACCTCGGCGTACTGCGACACCGGGGCGTAGAACTTCATCGTCTCGGTCACCTTCGCCCAGAACCCCTGGGGCACGGTGTAGCCGCCGATCGAGCCGGAGCCGACACCCTGGGCCCGCACCGACTGCACCTTGGCGCGGAGCAGCTGCGCCTGGTCCGGCTCGACCTCGCCGATCCCGTGGCGCATGAACGCCTCGAACGCGGCACGGTACTCGGCGTCGACGCCGCCCTCACCGGAGGGCGTGCCGGCGGCGCCGGCGCGCTGCGCGAGATCCGCCTGCTCGTCGTCGATCTCGGCGAAGCGCTGGCCGAGGATCTCGGTCCGCTCCTCGGTCTGCACCTGCTCGTCGAGTGCGTCGATCTCGTCCAGGCCGCGCTTCCACGCGGCGTAGTCCTCGCCGGACATCTCGTCGCCGCGCTCATGGCGGGCGTTGTACTCCTGGATCTGCGCCCAGATGCTGGCGCGCTTCTCCCGCTTGGCGATCGTGGCTGCGCTCACGGTTGCCGTCCTTTCTTGGTGATGGTGCGACCGACGATCTCGCCGACGGTCTGCTTGCGGTGGCGCTCGACGCACTCGGCGGCGAGCTCGTGGAAGGGGGCGCCCGTGGCATCAACCGGCGGGCTGGTCGTCCGGGTGGCGTCGACCGGCCCGGGCTCGGCTGCACCGGGGCGCAGCGCGATCTGTCGAGTGAGGTACGCGCCGAGGTCGTCGGCGTCGAGGCGGGCGAGGATCTCGGCGGCGTCGAGCCCGAGCGAGCGGGTCATCGCCTCGAACGCCAGGCCGCGCAGCCCGGCGTCCGTCTCCTCGTACGCGGGATAGGTCACGATCGACACGTCCCAGAGGCGAACCTCGGTCATCGTGTAGAGCGCCTTGCCGTCCTCGGCTTCCTCGTACCGCCACTCGATCGGTTCGAACGCGAACGACATCTGCGAGATGTCGCCGCGCTCGAGGGCGATCGCAGCGTCGTTCGTGTACGACTGGCGCAGGTCGAGCGCCGGCGCATCGGTCACCAGCCCGGTTGCATCGGTCGACAGGTCGAGCGTGCCCGCCTTGTTGCGCGCCATCACGAGGTTCGGGTCGTGGTTCACGAGGAACCGCACGTCCGCCTCGCCGATCGTCTTGTCGAACGCGCCGGGGTCGATCTGCTCCCAGAAGCCCCAGCGCTTGCCGCCGATCAGGGTGCGCTTGTTGAACACCGCGGCGTGCCCGTGGAAGTTGGCAGTCGGGATCTCAGTGTCGCCGTCGGCGCGCATGGCGCGGGCGACGGTTCGCACGTCGAGCGTGGCCCGGTGGCGCATCCGGCCGAGGGAATCGACCGGCACCTCGAGCGGGCGCTCGCCGCCAGTGAAGGTGCGCAGGCGCGCCGGGGCGGTGGTGGTCATTGCGTACCTCCTGCGGCTGCATCCGCTGCGGCGGCCGCCTCGGCGGCGGTGCGCAGGATCTGCATGTTCTTCGGGATCGTGTAGAAGTCGACGAGGGGGTCGGGTTCGATGTTCTCGAGCTCTTGCACATGCGTCGGCTTCAAGACACCGATCGACGTCAGGACTCGGTAGAACTCGGCGCGGGCTTTCATGTCGCCGCGCAGCAGCGCCTGCACGGAGATCTCCGCGTACCAGGCGTCGGTCGGCAGGAGCTCCCACGTCGACCGCTGCTCGGCGAGCTCGATCCATCCGCCCAAGTCGAACTTGACCCAGTTGAGCACCTGCTGCTCGATGCCGGTGCCCCAGCTGGTCGAGCGCTCGACATCACCGACCAGGTGCGGTGGAACGCCGACCATCGTGCCGATCTCCGACCGGCTGAACTTGCGGGACTCGAGCAGCTGCGCGTCGCCGGGCGGCAGCGCGATCCGCTCGAACTTCGTGCCGTTGTCCAGCACGGCGACCTCGGACGCGTTCACCGGGCCCGACATCTTCGCTTTCCAGCGGGCCTTGAGCGCGTCGGCCTTCGTCTGATCGAGCGCCTTGTCGGTGACGAGCACACCGTCGATGCGCGACCCATTGGCGTAGAACTTCGCCGCCGCGGTGTCGCCAGCGATGGCGATGCCGAGCGTCGTGCGGAACAACTCAAGGGGGCGGATTCCCGAAATGCCGTCGAGCGACAGGTACGGGAGGTGGAACACATCGTCGGGCCCGAGAGTCGACATCGTGCCGTCGGGCCACGTGATGTCGAACACCTTGCCCTGCGGGTTGTCCTCCGTCGTGGACACGTCGCGGGGGGTGCACCGCGACGGGTGGATCGGCCACACCTCGCGCACGATCCATGAACGGTCGCGCACCTTGAGCCCGTAGCCGTTGCCCCACGAGATCGCGTTCGCGTAGGTCGTGAACCAAAACTCAAACGCGGTCTGCCGAGGGTTCGGCTTGTCCAGCACCGTGCGCTGCACGACCGGCCGGCGGGTCTTGGCGTTGTAGGGCTTGTGAGGCAGTGACGCCAGGGTGCCGGCCTTCGTGGCGATCGCTCGGTAGTAGGACGGCAGCCCGTAGACGCGCTTCTCCGTGACGGCGACACCGGCGTCGCTGCGGCCGCCGCCGAGCCAGTCGAGAAGCGACGTGGCAGTCAGCGGCACCGCGGGGTCGTGCAGCGCGCCGCGCACGAGGCGCCCCAGCACACTCACTCGTCACCGTCCGGCGCCTTGCCGCCGAGGTCGAGGGCGAGCGACTTCACGAGCAGCGCCACGCCGGCAGCGAGCACGGCAGCGCCGCGGCCCCACTGCTCGGCGACGCCGAACACGACTGCGCCGGCGCCCACCGTCTCGCACACCTCTGCCCGCTTTGCGCGGTAGAGGGTCAGCATCGCCTTGACCACGTCGGGCCTCCGATCACCAGATGTTCGTGTCGTCGTCCTCTTGCGCCGCCTTGGCGTCGAGGAACTCACGCATTGCCGTCGCGGCCGCCGACACGCCGTCGATCTTCTCCGCGGCGTGGGCCTTGTCCGGCTTGACGTCGCCCGAGCTATTCATCGTCACGGCCAGGTTGTCGATCATCCATCGCATGACTGGGTTGCCGCCGTGGCGGTACGCCTTCGACAGTGTGAGGCGCAGCATTTCCTTGAGGGGCGCCGACAGCGACGCCGTGCCCTGCCCGACCGGCACGACGGTCAGGCCCTCGTCGCCGAGCCGCTTCACGAGATCGTTCGCGCCGTACCGGTCATAGCCGATCGTCTTGACCTCGAACCGGGCCGCGTCCTCGAGCACCCGGTCGCGGATGAAATCGAGGTCGACGACGTCGCCCGGGGTGAGGGTCAGCCAGCCGTCAGCGACCCACACCGAGCCCTCACCGGCGGTGCGGCGGTCGAGGTCGGCGAGGCGGGCCTCGGGCAGCCAGAACCGCCACACGACGTCGTGCCCGCCGGCCTCGTCGGGGAAGTCCCACGCGAGCGCCGTGATGTCCTCGACCGACGCAAGGTCGATGCCGCCGTGGCACTCGCGGCCCTCGAGGGTCGCCTCGTCGATCGGGTCGCCGGCCGACGCGTCCCACTTGTCAAGGGGGATGAACTTCGTCACCTGCTTGGTGCGAATCCCGAGGTTGATGCGGAGGAAGTTGGCCAGGGCGGCCGGCGAGTTGCGGGCCTCGGTCGCCTGCTCCTCGAGGTACCGCTTGCTCGGCGAGATCCCATAGCCCGGGTTCGCCTTCGCCCACGTCGCTTCGCTGAACGGGTCGTCGGTGCGATCGGCGGCGAACACGACGCCGTACGTCGCCGGGTCTTTGATGACGCCTTTCGCCAGACGTTCGATGTAGTCGCGCTCGCGGGTGTAGGCGGTGCCCGGCGCGCCGGTGTCGGCCGTCGTCGTGATGAGCCCGAGCGGCTGCTCGCGCGAGCCGGTGCGCTTCTTGAACACGTCGAGCAGGTCGGGGGTCTTGTGCACGTGGAGCTCGTCGAGCAGCCAGCCGTGCAGGTTGGCGCCGTGCTGGGCGTCGGCCACCGACGAGATCGCACCGAAGTACGAGCCCGACGCCGGGTGCAGGATCTTGTCGGTGCGCGGGATGACGCGGCCCTTGAGCCCGGGCGCCGACTCGGCCAGCTGCTTGATGGGCCCGAACATGAAGCGGGCTTGGTCCTTCGTCGTCGCACCGACGACGACCTGCGCGCCCTGCTCGTGGTCGGCGGCCGTCAGGTAGATGGCGATGCCGCCGGCGATCGTCGTCTTGCCGTTTCGGGCGGGAACGTCGAGGTACGCCTTCGTGATGATGCGCACCATGTGGCCGTTGTCGTTCGTGTGGACCCAGCCGAACACGGGGGCGATCAGGTAGGCGATCTGCCACGGGTCGGGGCGCAGCGGCTGCCCGGCCCACATGCCTTGCGTGTGGCGCAGCACGCCGTACGCCTTGAGCACTCGATCGACCCGCGCCATGTCGAACACGGCGCCCGGTTCGTTCCGGGGCTCGGGCGTCTTGATCGCCGGCGGGCACGTCGGGAACGGAATGCCGCGCTGCTCGAGGTAGTAGGCGACCTCGGGCGAGAGCTTGAGGCGGCGCAGCAGCGCGGCCCGTGACCGCGCCGACGTCGTGTCGCGCTTGCGCTTGGCGTCAGCCGAACGGGTTGTCGTCGCCGTCATCGCCGCCGCCGCCGATCTTCGACTCGGCCGCCGGCGTCAGTCCGAACTCGGAGCACCATGCACGAAACTCCTTCGCGGCACGCTCCTCGACACCCACCCACGGCGCCGTGTTCTTGCCCTGCGAGTTCATCGCGAGCAGGCCGGCGTCGGGGTCGTCGTCACGCACACGATCGAGGCGCAGCTGCCGCGCCGCGTGCCAGCGGGCGTACGTCTCGCACATCATTTCCAGCGCCGGCCCGTCGATCGGCTTGGTCACCTGCAGCCGTTGCAACTCGGGGACGATCCGGTCCCAGAGCTCGGCGGCGACCTCCGACATGCCCTCGGGCTTCGGCGGGGGCAGCCGTTGGAACCCGGGCGGCGGCTTGATCTCGCGGCCGCCCGAGTCGCGCCCGTCGCCGCGGCCCTCGAGCAGCCGGAGCCCGTGCGGCTTCGGCTTGCGACCAGCGTTGGCAGCCATCGGGCCTCCCAGTTGCACCTGCAACGACCACGGGACCCGAAGGGGGGTCACCATTCTGAGATTTTTTGTGCGCCCC